CCTCTCTTCCAAAGCTGGTACCGAGAGTCACATTTTTTAGCAGAGGGTCACTTTTAGTGATCATGCCTCTGAGTAGGGAGAACAAGGTGGTAAAGATCACTAAGAACGGAATCGTGAGCACGCTCGCGGCTCTGGTCTTCGTGGCTGGTCTGGCCATGATGACCATGCGTTCGACAGCGGCCCCGGCGTACGACGAGCAGGGGCACCGAGCGACGATCACGAAGATCTATCCCTCCGTCGAGTGGGCGAAGTACCGAGACGCGGCCCGGGAGATCTGCGGACTCGACGAAGGCGCGTTCCAGAGCGTGAAGGCGCTCGCGGCGGACGAAGGCCCCGAGGCGGAGCAGGCCATGAGGATCAACGTCTCATACCTCTGTCCGGCTCGATCTTGACCGGCGCGGCGTGGGGCGAGTGCCCGAAGTGTGCCGAACTGATCAAAATGCCCGGCATGGGCACGATCACGGATCCGTATCTCCTCCCCCGGCATCGGTGCCGTTCCGGGTGGCTGGGGATGGTTAAGATCGTCCTAGGAAGGCCCAAAACCGGCCCAAAAGTGACGATTAAGCGTCAAAAGGGGTAAAAATGCCTCGAAAGGGCTCAAGATCGGTAAAGAAGGCTCCAGGGACGGCGGCTGACCCCCGGAACGGCGGTAAGGCGGTTCTGAGCCTCGTTGACGGCCAACGGAGCCCGTTCTACTTCGAGCCCCCGAAGCCGATCGGGCCGGAGGCCCTTCGTCAGTGGGAGGACTATTGGAGTGATCCGGTGAGCCATCTCGTCACGTCGGCGGACCGGACTCTCTTGATCAGGTGGATCGAGAACGTTGATCGCTATCTGACGATCATGCGCGCGGCGGATCAGAATCCGATCACCCGGGGCTCGACACACAATGACATCGCGAATCCGCTCTACTCCCTCGGGACCAAGCTCGAAGCGGAGATCACGAAGGCGGAAGCTCAGCTAGGGATCGGCCCCAAGAACAGGGCGGCTCTAGGCATCGCGGTACTCTCGGAGCGTAGATCACTTCAAGATCTCAATCGGGAGTACGAAGACGAGCCGGAGGGCGGCGAAGGTGGCGCGGACGAAGACCCCCGTCTCAAGGTCATTTCTCTCACGCCCGAAAGCTGATCAGTGTCAGCGGTGCGGCTGGTCGGCCCCGGAAAACGGGCTCTGGCCAACGCACGGACCGGCCGGAGTGAAGTGGATCGAGAAGAATCTGATCTTGGCGGACGGGGACTTCTATGGTCAGCCGTTCAAGCTCCGAGATGATCAGAAGCTCTTCATCTACCGCTGGTACGAGTATTGCGCGAACTGTGATCAATGGCGGTATGCGAAGGCTCTCCGGCTCGCGGCGACCGGCGACGGCAAGACCCAATTCATGGGCTCGATCGTCTGCCTTGAGTTCGCTGGTCCTCCCCAATTCGTCCCCGAGTCTCCGATCATCGCTATCGCGGCGGCGTCGTTTGAGCAGGCGGACCTACTCTTCTCGGCGGTCTCCACGATGCTCGGAGGCCCTGACACCGAAACGTCAAGCGCTCCGCTCGCGGGGTACTTCAACATCTTCGACACGGAGATTACTTTCGCGGACGGTCGGCCCGGCAAGATCCACAGAGTCGCGGCGGTTGCTGGCACCAACGAGGGCGGGCTTCCTCACCTCTTCGTCTGTGACGAACTTCACGAGTGGGGAGACGTCGGGGACGGCAAGCGGGCTCGCGTCCATGTCGTGATCGGCAAGAGCACGAACAAGCGGAGGACTAAGCACGGCGGCGGGAGGATCATCAACATCTCGACGGCGGGCTTCGACAAGCGGCATTCGTTGCTCGGCGTGATGTACGTTCAGGCGAAGAAAGTGATCAAGGATCCTTCTCTCGCTCCCCGTTTCCTCGTGGATATCCACGAAGCCCCCGAGGGACTCGACTTCGACAAGCCTGATCATCGTGCCATCGCGGTACGCGCGGCATCGAAGGGAGCCGATCTTCAATGGTCGGTAGCTGATCGCGTCGCTGAGTGGGATGATCCAACGGTCCCGCATCACGAGTGGATCAGGTACTACGCGAATTGCTGGCCAGACCTGAACGAGGAATCTTGGCTCAAGGATCACCCGGGCGCATGGACGAAGTGTGAGGGGGAGTGGGTCAGTGATTCGGCGAACCCCTTCGTGCTCGCGGTGGACATGGCCTTGAAGCACGACTCCGTGTCAGTGGTTCGTGTCGAGAAACTCCCGGACGGACGGCACGCGGCGAAGTGCCGGATCTGGGAAGCTCGCGATTCCGGAGGCATGATCCCCCATGACGACGTATGGAAGTGGATCAACGAGCAGGCGGTAGGGCTCGGCTTCAAGGCGGTCGTGTATGACCCCCGGTACTTCGAGGTACCGGCGCGGATCTTGGAACAGCGGAACGTCCCCGTGCTCCAATTCGACCAGACTCCGACGCGCATGGGTCCGGCGTGTGGCGACACCTTCGAGAAGATCATCACTCAGAAGATCGTTCATGACGGAGACGTGGACTTCGGGACTCAGGTGAAGGGAGCCGTGGCGGTTCCCCAAGAGCGCGGCTTCACCCTCCGTAAGAGCAAGAGCAAGACCCACATTGACGCGGCGGTAGCGCTGTGCATGGGATCTTGGACGCTCGAAGCGTTGCTTGACGAGATCGACACCGGCCCCGAGGTGCTCGAAGGCGATCTTTGGGGAGGCCCGGGGCTCGCTCGGAGTGACGAGAATGACAATGCCCTTCTGCGGCCCTGAGAGCCACGCTGACGGCCTTAGGGCCTTCCCCGGTACACCTACCCTCGGACGCGACGATCAAGGCATCCGCATCTTTGACCAGCCGAAACGGGCTGATTGGAGATCCTTGATCAAGCATGTTCACGATCATTGGGGCTCTCACATTGACGCGTAAGCGTCACGCACCGTATCCTTCGCCTCGTGATCACTAGGGGGACACTGTGACCGTGGCGACGCTGGTCCAGAACTGGACCCGAGCGAGTGAACGAATCGATCAGCGAGCGAAGACGATCAAGCCCCGAGCGGTCGTGTTCTTCCTTCTAACGATCATCCCCTTCGTCATCGCGTTCATGATCTACTTCGCATGGAAGATCGTTTGGGGAGCGATCACGTGGCTCGTCTCAGCGTGTGCCGAAGGATGGAACACGGCGAAGATGATCGACAAGGGTAGTGGTCCGTGAACTTCCTAGACCGGATCAAGGAACGTCAGGCTCGGCTCAAGAACCCCGTAGGCAGTGATCTCGCTCAAGTCGGCGATCTTGTCAACGGGCATGACTTCTCTCTCTTCTCGGCTCCCGAGGGAGATCGCAGCGTCGATCGAGCGGCCACGGCGGATGATCTCTACTCAGTGATCAACCTTCGTGCCCGGCTCATGTCCGGTCTTGATCTCAACCTCTATCGTGGTTCTGGCTCGGCTCGGAAGATCGTGAACTTCAGCCCGGCGGTTGATCTTCTCAAGCACATAAACCCGTTCTGGACGTGGCGGCGGCTCGCTCGCATGGATGAGCTGAGCATGGGCATCTGGGGTCAAAGCTTCTGGGCGATCGAGAGCGACCGGATCGGCCCCCGTGAGATCTGGTGGCTGAAACCCTCGAAGATGCACGTGGTACCGGACAAGAACGGGTACATCAAGAGGTTCTTGTACGAGGTCACCAACGCGAACTTCACTGATCGTTTCATCGAGTTCGAGCCCAACGAGATCGTTTGGTTCCGCTACCCGAATCCGCTCGACGAGCTATCGCCCATGTCCCCCCTTGTGGCGGCGGAGCGTGCCAGCACGACCGGTTCAGCGATGATGGACGGGAACGCGGCGATCTTCAATCAGGGGATGCAAGCCGGAGGCTTCATCACCCCCAACGGGGACAAGACCAGCTTCACCAAGCCACAAGCCGATGATCTCGAAGCCTTCCTTGAGACCCGAGTCCGGGGGACCAAGAACGCTAAGAAATGGCACGTGCTCCGGTTCGATGCTCAGTTCAAAGAGGCTCAGATCACCGCGAAGGATGCGGAGTTCATCAACGGTCTGAACGTCTCTCTCCGGCGAGTCTGCAACGTCTACGGCGTTCCCTCCCCGTTGATGAACGATCTTGAGCACGCCACGTTGGCGAACCTCTCAGAGCTACACAAGGTGCTGTGGTCCGACGCTCTCAAGCCTGACGCTCAGCTCCGGCAAGACGAGATCACCGAGCAATTCCTTCCACGCTTCACCGGTCGGCCCATGCATGCGGAGTTCGACTTCACGAAGGTCGAGGCCCTTCAGGAAAGCGCGACTTCCACATGGGAGCGAGAGCGGGCACAGATCGAAGTCGGCTCGCTGACGATCAACGAATGGCGTGAGGCGAACGGTCTCCCGCCGGTCCCGTGGGGTGACAAGTGGTGGGCTCCGGTCAACAAGGGAGCGGTAGGCGGCTCGGAGAGCGCTCCGGCTCAAGCCTCTCCGGCGGAGGTGGACACGGCGGCTGACGTACTGGCCTACCTCGATCTCAAGCAACTGGAGATCAAGCACGGGCCGATGACTCTTAACGGTCAAACGATCAATGGAAATGGGAGGAGGGTCCAAAACGATGGATAGGCGGCTGAGCTACGCACGAGGCATGCTCGCGGCTCCCTCCCCTGACGGAGAGCTGGAGTTCACGGCATCGGCGGAAGGCGTGAACCGCTACGGCTTCTCGCTTGATCCAAAGCGGTGGAAGATCGACAACTTCAACAACAACCCTGTGATCTTGTGGATGCACATGGATCACATGCCCCCGATCGGGCGCGGGCGATCTTCGGTGGACGGGAAGGGTCTCAAGACCTCGATCACTTTCGACCGTCAGGATCCGTTCGCGGTCACGATCGAGAACAAGTACCGGACCGGCTTTCTCAACGCCGTGAGTGTCGGCTTCGACTTCGTCGAGCAGGACGGCACGCCCATCGATCGTTGGTGGAACATGGACGCGGAGAAGATGGCCAACGCATATTACGATCTTGCGGAGGTCTCTGCCGTTCCCGTTCCGGCGGACCCGAACGCACTGATCAGGCAGCGTCACGCGCTCGCGGCGGATTTCGGCCTCAACACGCCTGAGACGGTCGAGGAAACGATTCGCCTCCTCGGGTACCCGGCGAACACGCTCGCGTCTCTCCGTGGCTCTGGGGGCCGTCCACCGGCACCTGAGCCCCCGGCGCTCCCCGGTAATTCGACGGTCGAGCAACGGCTTGCCCGGCTCGAAGAGATGATCAACAAACTCGCGGCTCCGGCCGTCGAGCCCCCCAAGCCCCCGGATGATCTTCCGGAGGAGTTCGGCCCCGAGATCACTCAGGATTTCCTGAGCGCGATCAAGCTCTAGAAAGGAGAGCGCACAAATGGGCGACGGCATGACGCTTGATCGTATCGGTCAGGAAATGCGTCAGAAGCTCGACGCGATCAGCGAAGAGGTCAGCTCGAAGACCTCGGACGTTGCGCTTCGAGCCATGATCGAGCCGCTCGTGAAGGAGCTTCTCGGCTCCCCGGACGGCCAAGAGTGGATGCGGAAGCTTCGCTTCTCCACCGACGAAGAGAAGGGTCTGGTCGGGACCAAGTACGCGCGATGGAATCTCGGTGTCGCTGACATCGAATTCCTGTTCGAGCTTCAGGGCTCGCTCCAGGGACAGAAGCGCGTCAACTCCCCCGGCGTCTACATGGGGCCTTCCGAGGCGCTCAAGAAGACCTTCGACGACATCTCAGAGTCGTACTACATGCCCATGGAGCAGGTTCGGGAGCTGGACCGGAAGGCGATCGATGATCTCTTCCCCCGTCTCCCCGTGGCGATGTTCCATGGTCGTGATCGTCAGCTCGCGCGGCGCGGCGCGTGGGAGCAGACCGAGGCATATCAGCGGGCAATGCTCGCGATGGACACGGCGGAGTCCGGCTTCGGCTCTCAGCTCATCGGCGCTCAGTACGTGGGAGAGCTGTGGGAGGCGGCGCGGCGTGAGTCGCGCGTGTTCGGTCTGATCGAGTCCTTCGAGATGACCGATCCCACGAGTTACCTCCCCGTCGAGGTGGACATTCCGGAGATGCTCTTCGTCTCGGAATCGGTCGCGAACAACTCCTCCAACTACGCCACGGTCAAGACCGGTTCTCAGCGCGTTCAGGTGGACGCGAAGAAGTTCTTGATCCATCAGATGTGGTCCGGCGAGATGGACGAGGATTCGATCATCCCGTTCGTGCCGTTCCTCCGGCGTCAGGCGGCGGCCTCGATCGCGCACTACTCGGACTCGCTGGTCCTGAACGGGGACAACACCAACGCGGCGACCGGGAACATCAACCTCGATGACGCGGACCCGGCGGACACGAAGCACTACCTCGCGTTCGACGGCATCCGGCACGCGGCCCTCGTGGACAACACGAACAACGACAACGACATGGCCGGAGGCGTCACGCTCTCGGCTCTTCACCTCCTCCGTGGAGACATGATCGACACGACTCGCCTCGTGGACTGGGGACACCCGGCGAACCCGGATGATCTCGTCTACGTCTCGGACCCCGAGACGGCGGATCGTGTCGCGCTCATGGACGAAGTGCTGACCGTGGACAAGTACGGTCCTCAGGCCACCGTGCTCACGGGCGAAGTGCTCAAGATCGGTCGTCACCCGTTCGTGGTTTCGATGGCCATGAGCAAGACCGAGGCGGACGGCAAGGTTTCGACCACGGCCAACAACAACACCCTTGGTCAGGTTGCAGCGTTCAACCGGCGCGGCTTCAAGACCGGATGGCGTCGGCGCGTTCAGGTCGAGACCGAGCGTCTTCCCGCCACCGATCAGACCAGGCTCGTCTACTCCCTCCGGCTCGGCTTCGGTCGGTTCACTCCGACCGGCGCGGCATCCGGCATCGAGGCGGCGGCGACCCTCCGGAACATCACTCTGTAACCGAATCTGAGCCGTTCCCCTGACGCGTAAGTGTCAGGGGTTCGGTGCGGGAAGGAAGATCAAAAATGGGTAGAGCACGACAGATCGAGCGGACGATCAGCAAGGGTCAGCTTGTTCCGCTGGTCTTCTCTCAGGGTGCCGTGGCCGATGCTCAGGCGGCGGTGGCCATGACCTATGCGGATGGCATCGCGGACGTGACCGAGTTCACGATCCCGTGGGATTACGAGATCGTTGGAATCTCGATCACCTCGGACACGGCTCGTTCGACCGGCACTATCACTGTGGACGCCACGGTGAACGGCACCGCTACGGGCCTACAGGCCATTCTCGACGGCACGAACACGACTCGGAAGGCGACGACTCAGGGACGCGGTTCTGACGTGGGAGCAGCGGGCTCACGCGTGGGCGTGAAGCTCACCTCCGCTTCGTGGACTCCGGTCACCAACGACATCATCGTTGTCGTCTGGGTGATCGTTTCTCTCGAAGGGATCTAGATCATGGCTACTGTTCATGCCGTGGGCGCGGTCGTCGAGTTCAACAACTCAGGAACCATGTTTACCCAAGTCCACTACAGCAACAGTGCTCACTCTCTCGTGGAGACGTCGGTATCCGGCAACGAGACCCCGAGCGAACTCGTGGACAACATCACCGCTGACGTGATCTCGGATGCGTCCGGTCTGGGTCATACGCTGGCTCCGGAACACCTGACGATCACTCAGTTCAGGAGGGCCGGATAATGCGATACCGAGTCATGCACCGATACGGATCTTCGACCTACGGCCCGTGGGTCGAGGGCGATCACGTCGAACTGAACGAAGATCAGGCGGCGTGGGTCAACCGTGATTCCGAAGGCACGCTCAAGCTCGTCGATCCGCAAGAGCAGGCGGAAGCGAAGCGAGAGCGTCAGCGGCTCGCGGAAGAGACGCGCAAGCGTGAGCAGGAAGAGCGGGACCGGCGGGAGAAGACGGAGCGGATCTCCGGCGTGAGCCAGAGCCAGGAACCCGGACGGATGGATCCGGGGGTCTCTCAGGCGGACGAAGAGGGTCGCTCCCCCGGCGGTGGTCAGGGTGCGAAAGCGGTCCCGAAGAGCCAGGACGTAACGGTCCGGCCCGAGGGGGACGAAGACGCTCCCAGCAAGCCGGAGGGTCAGGCTAAGGCCCCGACCCGTCGAGGCCCCGGACGGCCCCGCGCGACCGGGAAAGGTACGGGTAAGGCCACGTGAGCAAGCTCAAAGAGGTTTCTGCCACGGGCGACGTAGCTACGGGTGCCGACGCGTACCGGCTCTTCAGTGTCACCGTGTCGGCGGCGGCGGATGCTGCCTCGTGCGTGATCAGGGACGCGTCCGGCGGCTCTCCCGTGCTCACGGTGAAGGCGGCGATCGGTACCACAGCCTCATGGCGTGCGGGTAGCTCGGAGGGTGCTTTCATCGGCACCACGATTCACGCCACGGTCACCGGCACCGCTCCGGCGGTTGACATCGAATACGAGTAGGAGGTGACGACGTGGCCGTAACCCACGGGTATTGCACGACCGACCAGATCCGGGAGCATCTCGGGGACACGGGCGTGAAGATCGATATCGATCTTCTGGAACGCGCGGTCACGTCGGCCTCTCGTGCGGTGGACTCATTCACTGGCCGGAGGTTCTGGCAGGACGCGACGGTCAAGAGTCGGTATTACCGGCCGGAGTCGAGCACTCTCGCCATGGTTGACGACATCTCGACGACGGTCGGTCTCTTGATCGCTACTGACTCCGGCGGCAACTACTCGTGGGGAGATGCGTGGGCGACCACCGACTACGATCTTGAGCCCGACAATGCTGATCAAGATGAGGCGGCTTACGCGTGGTGGCGCGTGCGCGCGGTGGGCAACTTCGGCTTCACGCACTCGATCAGTCGGCGGACTCTGAAGATCACGGCCAAGTTCGGTTGGTCGGCGATCCCCGCTGACGTCGAGTACGCGACGATCTTGAAGGCGACCAGCCTCTTCCGGCGGAAGGATGCCCCGTTCGGCGTGGCTGGATTCGGGGACTTCGGACCGGTCCGGATCACTCGTAAGGATCAAGATGTGATCGATCTTCTGAACTCGTTCGTCAAGGTCGGTTGGGGGTCTTCGTAATGGCTTCCGTCGATCAGATCCGGGGAGCGATCAAGACCACGCTCGAAGCTAACATCACGTCACTACACGGTTACAAGTACGTGCCGGAGGCGGCTCACGTGCTCCCGGCGGTTGTGATCATCCCCTTCACGGCGGACTTCGCTCAGGCCATGGGTCGCGGGCTCGACGAATGGATCTTCGATCTGTTGGTGCTCGTCTCCGCATCGGATGATCAGGTCCGGCAAGCTGAGCTTGACTCTTACGTGACAGGCGCGGGCACCAACAGCATCCGGGAAGTGATCTTCAACAATCGGACGCTTGGGCTCGCGAATACTGACGCTTACGTGTCAGAGATGACCGAGTACGGCATGCGGTTTCCCGTCTCGGAGATCGAGCACATCGGCGCACGACTAAAGATCATTGTCCGTACCATCGGCACGAGCTAGGAAATGGGAGGAGGAGAGATCATGGCTGAGAAGCAGTACAAGGTCATCGGGAATTGCGCGATCAGGGGTAATGATCGTCAGTTCGTCTCTCCCGGTGAGGTCGTCACGCTGGACCCTGACGACCAGACCCCGGGAGCAACCAACGTGCAAGCACTGATCGACGGCGGGCACGTCCAAGAGGTCAAGTCGTCCGGCGGCGGCTCGTCGAGCGCGGCGGCGAAGGACTCGAAGGGGAAGTAAGCCATGTCGAGCTTCATGCTCCAGGACGTCACGACGTGGGTCGCTGGATACGACTTCACCACGGACCTCAATCAGGTCTCGATCAACGCGAGTGTTGACGATCTTGACGCGACTACCTTCGGTGGCGGCGGCTATCGAGCGCGTAGGGGCGGACTCCGGAACGTTGAAGCTTCGTACTCCGGCTTCTGGCAGTCAGCTACCACGGATGCCCCGGACCCTCAGATCTTCACGTCCATCGGAACCGTTGATCAGGCTGTCACGATCGCGAACGATGACGCTGAACTGTCAACGGCCTATATGTTCCAGGGCGGCAAGTTCACGTACAACCTCGGTGGTCAGATCGGTGAGGTCATGCCTTTCGATCTTGACATGATGGGCACCAATGGCGTGTCAGGGCTGGTCCGAGGTGTGGTCACGAAGGCGAAGGGATCGGTCAATGCGACCGGAGCCACGGGAACGGCATGGAACGGCGGAGCCGTGGGGGCTTCACAGTTCCTCTATGCCACCTTCCATGTGTTCGGTACCCCCGGTACGACGATCACGGGACTGATCGAGTCGGACGACAACGCGGGCTTCACCACGGCCACGACTCGGATCACCTTCGGTCCGATCACGACGGCCGGAGGCACATGGGGGACGCGTGTCGCGGGCGCGTTGGCAGAGACGCACTACCGGCTTCGCATCTCGGCGATCACCGGAACCTTCTCGATCGCGGCGGCGATCGGAATCGGATCCTAGGGAGGGATCATGGCATCGTTCGCATTCACCAATGCCACCGTGTCCGTCAACGCCGTTGATCTATCAACGTTCGTTCGTTCGGTCACGATCAACACCGAGGCGGAAGATCTCGAAGACACCGCGATGGGCGACACCTACCGCTCGCGCATCGGTGGCCTGAAGGACTGGTCCGTAGATATCGAGTGGAATCAGGATTTCGCGGCGTCTGCGGTGGACGTCACGGTCTTCGCCCTGCTCGGTACGGTGGTCGCGGTCGCGGTCAAGCCGACCAGCTCAGCGATCTCGGCGACCAACCCCGAATACTCCGGCAACGTGCTCGTGTCCGAGTACAACCCCCTTGACGGATCCGTGGGCGATCTCGCCACTACGTCCGTTTCGTGGCCCGGGGCCGGAGCCCTTACCCGAGACATCACCCCTTAGGATCATGACGTGCCACGACGGTCGGTTGAACTGGACAAACGGAGCGCGGAAGAGCTGAGAAAGCTCCAACGTGACGTCCGTAAGTTCGCGCGTCGGCCAGAGTGGGACAAGCGGATCCGGCGTGAGCTGGTCGGCCCCGTACGTGACGCGGAACGCGCGGTCAAGCTGAAGATTCTTTCCCTCCCGTCTCGGGGGATCAACTCCCGGCGTGGGAGGGAAACGCTCCGGCACAAGATCTATCGAGCCGTGAAGACCAACGTGGACACAGGCCCGGTGTACACCGGTGCTTACGTCTGGGTGGACGCGTACGAGATGCCCTCTGGGGAGGAGAACCTTCCCGCTTACATGGAACGGGTACGGCGCTACGGGAGGTGGCGTAAGCCGGTCTTCGGCAACCGTGAGGTGTGGGCGACACAGAAGGCGCACCCGTACTTCTATCGGACTCTCAAGCCCTTCGAGAACGCGACTGGTGATGTTGCTGAGAAGGTCTTGGGTCAGATGAGAAAAGAGCTGGATAAGTGATCATCAAGTGGCGGGAACAGACGGACTCGGGAGAAGTAGAGCACGAGTTCGATTGGGCGGGTGCTCCCCGTACCAAGGAAATGCGATGGATCAAGGAACGTACGGAGTTTCGGACGACGATCGCGTTCCTGAACGCGCTCGAAGAGATGGACCCGGACGCGATGGCGGCACTGATCTGTGTGCTCGCGGCGCGAAAGGGTCGGACGCTCAAGTTCTCCGACGTGGACATTGATCCACTGAATGAGATCGACTTCGTGCTCAACGAGACTGAGCAGGCCCGAGCCGGTCTGATCAAGCTGATCAACGAGGGCGGCTCGACCGAGGGAAAAGCGACGACGGACGGGGACGCTCCGCCGGTCCAAACGTCTGGGATCTCGAATGGAGCACTAAGCGCGGCGGTCTTGAAGCCCAGCTTCGCGACTACTCCCCCGTCCTCTGGAGACGCTACGGCCTCAACTTCCGGGACCTAGATCATCTCGATGTAGACACCTTCCTCACCTTCTGTTACAGATGCGATCAGTTCGACAAGATCGAGAAGCAAGAGGCCGAGAAGGCACAAGCAAGATCACGAAGGAGGAGGTGACTTCCGGATGGCGCGCACGATCGCCCTAAACCTGCTCTTCCGGACACAGGGGACGGAAAAGCTCAAGGATGCGGAAAAGGGCATCGGCACGTTCCGAAAGTCACTCTCCGGCCTCGGGGGAGCAATCGCGGGCTTCGCTGGCGGAGCGGCTATCGCGGGCTTCGCGAAGGACTCGATCAAGGCGGCTTCTGATCTTGCCGAAGCCACCTCGAAGGCGAAGGTGGTCTTCGGGGACAGCTCGAAAGAGGTCTTGAAGTTCGCTCAGAACTCGGCTACCGCGTTCGGTCAGAGCAGGCAACAAGCGATCGAGGCGGCGGGCACCTTCGGGAACCTCTTCGTCTCGATGAAGATCGGGACCAAAGAGTCAGCGGGCATGAGCACGAGCTTGGTCAAGCTCGCTTCCGATCTTGCCTCGTTCAACAACACGGACCCGACCGAGGCTCTTGACGCTCTGCGCTCCGGCCTCGTGGGCGAGACGGAGCCGCTCCGGCGGTTCGGGATCAACTTGAACGAAGCCACGCTCAAGGCGGAGGCGATGACCCTCGGACTCAAGGTCACGGGGGCGACGCTGGACCCGGCGGTCAAGGCTCAGGCGGCTTACTCGCTGATCTTGAAGCAGAGCACGACGGCTCAGGGGGACTTCGCGCGCACGGCCGGAGGCATGGCCAACCAGCAACGGATAGCCAACGCTCAGTTTGAAGATGCGAAGGCGACCCTCGGGGAGAAGCTTCTCCCGATCGCGTTGAAGCTGGTCAACGTCTTGAACACGTCCGTGATACCGGCGATTTCCGCCACGATCGGATGGTTCGACAAGAACTCAGCGGCCATCGGTCAGGTTGCGAAGATCATCGGGATCGGTGTCGCGGCGTGGCTCACGTATCAGGCGGCGGTCAAGGGAGCGGTCGCGATCTCCGTCGGTTTGGCCTTCATCAAGACGGCGGCGGCGGCGGTGTCGAGCGCATGGGAGACCATGCGCATTCGGATGATGCTCGCGAGCGACGCGATCTCTTCGGCAGGCGGACCGATCAAGGCTCTTAATCGTCAAGTCGGCGGCTTGGCTGGTATCGGGAACAAGCTCAAGACCGCGATCGGTGGCATGTCCGGCGCGCTCGGCGGACCGTGGGGTCTGGCGATCACTGGAGCCATCGCGGCACTCACGATCTTCGCCACGCGAAACGATGAGTCCGAGGCTCGCGTAACGGAACTGACCGATGCTCTCCAGAAGAACAAGGGAGCGCTCGACGCTCAATCGATCTCCACGTTCAAGAATGCTCTTGAGACTCAGGGGGCTTACAAGTCCGCTCAGACCCTTGGGATCTCCCTGAAGGACGTCACGGACGCGGCCCTAGGGAACAAGCCTGCTCTTGATCGAGTGAACGCGGCGCTCGACATCTTCGAGCAGAAGCAGCGCGAAGCCTCGATAGGCGGCGAAGGCGCTGAGCTTCAGCTTCACGCGTTGACCAACGAGAGCCGGAACCTTCGGAGCGCGGTCATGGGGTCGAACTCGGAGATCTCCGAGGCGCGTGAGAAGTACTCGCGGCTGACGGCGGCGTCCGGCGGAATGATCGAGTCGCAAGCCGGAGTGGGAGACGGATTCTTCAAGATCGAGAAGCAGGCCAACGGAGCCGAGAAGGAGATCAAGGACGTCGTCTCAGCGTTGGGTCTCTTCAATGACAAGGCTCTGGATTCCCGGCTCGCGTCGCTGGACTTCCGGGACGCGGTCTCAGAGCTGACGGCCAAGTTCAAGGAGAACGGCCTACAGATCGACAAGCGGACCGGCAAGTTCAACGTCAACACGAAGGCCGGACGCGAGAACGAGCGTCAGCTTCTCGGCATGGTCAAGCGGCTCGGGGAGGTAGCTCAAAAGGAGTTCGACGCTACCGGCTCCGTGACGAAGGCCAACACGGCGTTCAACAAGCACCGTGACATGCTGCTTCGCGCGGCGTCAGCGATGGGGATCTCTCGCAAGGATCTTCAGACGTTGATCAACAAATACGTTGACGCGAAGGGGAAGATCAACGCGGCCACTGGCGCGATCAAGGACCGGAAGGTCCGGATCGAGGTCAAGGCCGGAGGCGAGTTGATCGGTTACAAGGTTCAGGGTGGAACCCTGCTCAAGGCGGACGGTGGTGTCCTCCCCGGGTACACCCCCGGGCGCGACGTCCACATGTTCCAGAGCGCGACCGGCGGCACCCTCGGACTCTCCGGCGGCGAAGCGGTCATGCGTCCGGAGTGGACGAAGGCGGTAGGCCCCGGCTTCGTGGACATGATGAACAAGGCGGCGAAGAGCGGCGGCGTGCCCGGCGTCAAGCGGGCTCTTGGTCAGGCTGGAGTCCCCGGGGAGGGTGCGTTCTTCGGCTCCGGCGGGATCATCTCCTCCCATTCGATGACCGGCGTGAACAAGATCGCGAGCATGACCCAACGGGCGAACGCGCTCTACGGCATGTGGGCGAAGAACATCGGGACCGGCATCTCTAAGGCCATGTCGAACATGCTCGGCGTGGGCGGCCCGAAGGTTCAGAAGGCTCTGGCGTGGGCTAAGAAGCAGTCAGGTAAGCCGTACGTCTGGGGTGGCGTAGGCCCCGGCGGGTGGGACTGTTCCGGCTTCATGGGCTCGATCGCGGCTGTGATCAAGGGGAAGAACCCATACGCGCGGTACTTCTCGACCCACTCATTCGGATCAAGCTCTGGCCCGATGGGCTTCAAGCGCGGGCTCAACTCCGGCTTCACCGTGGGAGTCACGGACGCGGGCGTAGGCCACATGGCGGGCACCCTCGGGAAGGTCAACGTCGAGTCCAACGGATCACAGGGTGTCCACTACGGCAAGGGAGCCCGAGGTACGAACTCGTCTCTCTTCTCCCGCCGGTATGGGATGAAGATGGCTCGCGGTGGCACGATCCCCTTCTCCGGCCTCTTCGACCAGGGCGGCACCCTCCCGAGGGGGTTCAGCACGGTCTACAACGGCACTGGGGGCGCTGAATCACTCCGGCCGTCTACCAGTGCCGGGGGAGCCTCCGGAGGCGGCGGAGACATCCTCATAGACACGCTCAATGTGTACGGTGTCTCTGACGTCGAAGATCTTGTGAAGAAGATCCAAAAATTCGCGAAGGACCGGGGCGGCATCACGCTCAAGGTCCGGACCTAGGGGAGGTTGATTCTTAAGTGTCACTCCCTATCATCAACGTCGCGATTGACTTCGAGAACAGTGGATCTTTCACTGACGTCTCGGCGTACTTCCGGACGGCGACGATCAAGCGGGGGTCCAGCCGAGTCGAGTCCCCGATCATCCGGTACGAGCCGGGAACATGTGAACTGACGCTCGACAACTCCGACCGGCGGTTTGACCCGACTAACGCGGATGGCCCTTACACGATCCCCGGCTCCGGCTCCGGCTCAGGTATCCAGCAAGCCCAGAGCACGGACATCATGACGTACGGCCATGGCGTCACGATCGCGGTCACGAGCACGGACCCGGCGGTAATCGCGGCGAGCCTTCGAGACTCGAATGCCACGGCGTCCAGTTCGACCAGCTACACCGTGACCAAGCCGACCGGTACGGCCTCGGGTGACACTATGATCGCGATCCAGTCGGGGGACTGGGGATCTTCGTCGAGCATGGGAAACCCGACCGGCGGAGCCTCATGGGGATCGGCGATCATCTCGATCACTCAGGGCACTAACACGCTTCACACGAAGGCGTGGATCAAGACGGCCGGAGGCGCGGAGCCTGCTACGTACGGCTTCACTCAGGCGGCAAGCTCCGATGGCGTGGCCATGGTCTTCTGTATCCGTGACGCCACGATCGTGCATGTCGAGGACACCGAGACGAACAACGCGACGGCGTTCTTCACGACCCCGGGGATCACCCCCGGCGGAGACGCGGACTTCGAGATCCGGTACGTGGCTGGTACCGGCGGCGGTTCCGGCGTCTCGTGGGACTGGTCCGGTACATCGGACCCGAGTGGTTCACCGTACGTGGAACGTGAGGACTCCCAGAGCGGGAGCTTCACCACGGCGAGCGCGGCCACGGCCTCACTAGACGGCATCGTGACCACGACCGGCGGAACCCTGGTCAAGCCCATGCGACCGGTGCGCGTGCGTGCCATCTGGAACGGCACCACGTATGACCTCTTCCGGGGGTACGTGGACTCGTGGAACATCTCTTGGAACGGGCCGAACTGGTCTGAGGTCACGGTGCCATGTACCGACGCGTTCAAGATCTTCGGGAACATCGAACGTACGGCGGTCGCGGCGGTAGGTTCCGGCGAAGGTACCGGTACCAGGATCGGCCGGATCTTGAACGGCATCGGCTGGTCGGCCTCGTTGCGGGACATCGATACTGGGGACGTGGTGGTCCAGAGCACGACTCTCGACGGCAACGCGCTCGAAGAGATGTTGATCGCGGCGGAGACCGAGGCCGGAGAGTTGTACATGACCGGTGACGGAAAGGTGTTCTTCCGAGCACGCTCCGGCATCACCTCAGACGCAAGATCGACGACGAGCAACGCGACGTTCGGTGATCTTGCGGGAGAGCTTCGGTACAAAGATCTCAGCCTGAGCAATGACGATACTCAGCTCTATAACCGGATCATCGCTACGCGCGTGGGCGGCACGGTGCAAACGGCTGACGACGCGTCGAG